ACTTTAAATTTAAGTGAAAGTTAAAATATGTACGCATTAGTAGAAGATAACGAAATAACAAAAATTATCACAAATCCAAAACCAATGATTATTGATGATGTTCAATACCCAGCTAAAATATTTCAGTTGTGGTCTGAAGCTGAATTAAATGCAATAGGTATTTATGAAGTAGTAACAGACTCGTCTAACAAAAAAGATGAACAATATTATATCAATACAGATGAACAATACACTTATACAAATGATGAAGTAACAAGATCATGGGGAACTGCTACTGCAAAAGAACTAGAAGATAGAAACGCAACAGACGAAGATGGTGTTGAACTAGACCCTGTTGTTGTTATAAAAGGTTTAAAATCACAAAAAAAAGATATTGTAAAACAACAAGCATCAGGATTATTAGCACCAACAGATTGGTATGTCGTAAAAGCTAATGAAGTTGAGGGTTACACAGTACCAGAAAACATTACAACTTTTAGATCAGATGTAAGAGCAAAATCAAACGAAATGGAAACTCAAATAGATGCTTGTACTACTGTTGATGAGTTAAAAGCATTATACGAATACACACAAAATGAAGATGGAACAACAACAAGACCACTAGCAGAATTTCCTAAAGAGGTTGTCTAATGCCACTAATACTTGGAACTAACTCCATAAAAGATACAGGTTTTAATGTTGCAAATTCATTAAGATTTGATAGTGGGAGTAGTGATAATTTAAGCAGAACAAAAGGAACATCAGATAGTACAAAAATTGGAACTTATAGCTGGTGGATAAAAAATTCTAAATTTACAGGACAACATCTAATTGATAATGGATCAGCTTTTAATGATAGTGCATCAGTTTATATAGATTCAAACAGTTGTCTCCAAGTATTTGCTAAGATTGGTGGCACAACTAAAATAAATATAAATACAGATAGAGTTTTCAGAGACCCCTCAGCTTGGGTAAATATAGTTGTTGCTATTGATACAACACAAGGAACAGCAAGTAACAGAGTAAAAATTTATGTAAATGGCACACAAGAAACATCTTTTACTACTGCAACTTACCCAGATCAAAATGATGAACCAAGATTTTTTACATCAAGCGACATAGAAAAAATATCAGCGACCACTTATGAGACTGGTGGATTTTTTAGCGGCTATATGTGTGAAGTAGTAAAAGTTGATGGTTCTCAATTAGATGCCACATCTTTTGGTGAGTTTGATAGTGATAGTCCTACCATTTGGAAACCAATAGATGTATCAGGTTTAACTTTTGGCACAAATGGATTCTATTTAGACTTTGAAAATTCAAGTAGTCTAGGTGCAGATGTATCAGGACAAGGAAATAACTTTACTGTAAATAATTTAACAAGTGTAGATCAATCAACAGACACTTGTACCAACAATGCGTGTACTTGGAACATACTTTATAGAAATCAAGCAACTTTTACAAATGGCAACTTAACTTATCAAGCACCAAGTTCAAACCCTGTATTTGGTTCTTTAACTACTTTTGGAGTTGATTCTGGTAAGTGGTATGCAGAATGTAAATATCATGCTGGATCAAATCATTTTGGAATTATAGGAATAGCAGATGAAGTTTTTGCAACTTTAAGTGATTTAGGTTCTGCAACAAATACAGATCTTGGAAAAACAGGTTCAGCTTTAGGTTCTCACCCCAACGATTGCACAGTTGCTTATGTTATTAATACAGGAAAAATTAGAAACAATAATAACAATCAAGACTATGGATCAGGTGGTGGAGATGGCGATATAATCAACATTGCGCTTGATAGAGATAACAGAAAAGTTTATTTTGGTATAAATGGAACTTATGAAAATTCTGGCAATCCCTCATCAGGATCAAATGGTTTTGACTTGTCAAGTCAAGTAACAGGAAACACATATTTTTTAGGAGTTACTAACGATACAGGATCAAGTGAAACAATATTAGATTTTAATTTTGGTGGTGGCTTTGGTCAAACAGCAGTATCATCAGGTAATAGTGATGCTAATGGTCATGGTAATTTTGAATATGCGGTTCCAACAGGATTTTTTGCTTGGAACTCAAAAAACTTAGCGGAGTTTGGATAATGTCATATACGAATGGTCTCGATAATCCTGAACTTTATTTTCAAATAAAACTTTGGACAGGAAACGCTACTGATAATACATCTATTACTTTAGATGGTTCTGAGAATATGCAACCAGATTTGGTCTGGGGTAAGTGGAGAGGTGGTTCTGGAGATCATTATTGGTACGATTCTGTAAGAGGTGCAACAAAAGATATAAGATCAAATGCAACTAATGCAGAAAACACAGATGCAAATTCTTTAAAGAGTTTTAATAGTGATGGATTTACATTAGGTACTTCTGATAAATTAAATGGAAATACAAGAACAATGGTTAGTTGGAATTGGTCTGCTGGTGGCTCTGCATCATCAAATTCTGATGGAAGTATAACAAGTTCTGTGTCAGCAAATACTACTGCTGGATTTAGTATTGTGTCTTATACAGGAAATGGAACTGATGGTGCAACAGTTGGACATGGATTAACTTCTCCTAAATTAGTCTTAATTAAAGATAGAGATAATTCTACCCCTTGGCTTATGTATGGTTTTCCTAATCACCCTACATTTACAACAGATGGCGACCTTATAAAATTAAATTTATCTGATGCTTTAGTGTCAAACGATTCTACAACAGAATTATCTATTGGTTCATCTGCTGTGACTTTTGTAGATGCTGGTTCTGCAATAAATGCTAACTCAGCTAAATTTATAATGTATTGTTTTCAAGAAATTAAAGGATACTCAAAATTTGGACAATATGAGGGATCAGGGTCGAGTGATGGAACCTACATTCATCTCGGATTTCGTGCTTCATTCTTTATATGCAAAAGAACCAACTCTAGTGATGATTGGTTTATTTTTGATAATAAAAGAGAAGGGTATAATGTTGATAATGATGAACTAAGAGCAAATACAACTGCAACTGAGGGTACAACAGATAGAATAGATATATTAGCTAATGGTATTAAACATAGGAACTCTGGCTCTGCACAAAATGGTTCTGGTTCAACATATATCTTCATGGCTTTCGCAGAATCCCCATTTGTAAATTCTAATGGTGTACCAAACAACGCAAGGTAATTATGAAACTTACAAGAAACTTTAGTTTAGCAGAATTAATTAAATCAGATACAGCTATCAGACATGGTATTGACAACAACCCCAATGCAGATCAAATAGAAAAATTAAAATTACTTTGTGAAAATATTTTGCAACCTGTAAGAGATCATTTTGGTAGAGTAACTGTAACAAGTTGTTTTAGATCCCCTGAGTTGTGTGTAAAAATAAATTCGTCAATAAATAGCCAACATACTAAAGCAGAAGCGGCAGATTTTGAGGTTATGGGTACAAGCAACGCAGAAGTCTTTGATTGGATTAAAAATAATTTAGAATATGACCAAATGATATTAGAATTTTTTGAAATTGGTGAACCTAATAGCGGTTGGATTCATTGTAGCTGGGTTGCTGAAAATCCTCGAAAACAGTTATTGAGAGCATTTAGAGAAGATGGTAAAACAAAGTATAAACCCATAATAGGAAACGCAACAGATTTATAAAAGGAGAAAAGATGGCACTAACAAAAAAACAAAAGAAACTTCCAATGGCTTTACAAAAAGCTATACTGAAGAAACAAAAACAAACTAAAAAACCAAAAAGGAGAAAATAATATGCCTTATCATACAGGAAAAGGTTCTCATGGCGGAATGAAGAAAAAGAAGAAAAAAGCTAAGAAACCAAAAATGAATAGAAGAAAAAGATAATGGTTAAGGTTGCGTCTATTAAAAATATTATAAAAGACCTTACACCAAGACAACAAAAGACCATGCGATCTCATGCTAGACATCATACACTAAAACACATGAGATCAATGGCAAGATTAATGAGTGGTGCTAGTGGTAGAAAAAGAACATTTGCACAGGCACACACTATTGCTATGAGGAGAGTTGGTAAATGAGAGGATTTACAACAACAGCTACTTTAGCTGAGATGATTAACAAAAGACCAATAAGGAAAAGAAGAAGAAATGTCAAAAAAAAGAAAAAGAAGAAAAGTACCAAAAGATAAAGATAGTGGTTTGCCTAAAAAATATCTTTCAGGTTTAAAGGGTAGTAAAAGATCGGCTAGAGCAAATCTTATAAAATCTGTTTCTTCACTTTATCGATCAGGTGGTTTTATACCAAGAGATTTATTGAAAAGGAGATCAAGGTAATGGCAAAAAAATTTAGAAAACCTTTATCTGCTTCTGTTGTAAGAACATTAAAAGCAAAAGCAAAGAAATCAAAATTATTTACTTTTTCTGATTTAAAGGCATCTTTTAGGAGAGGGCAAGGGGCTTTTTTGTCCTCAGGGTCAAGGAGAGGAATGAGTATGCAAAGCTGGAGTTTTGCAAGAGTCAATAAATTAATTCGTAGAGGTAGGACTAGCAGTTTCGACAAAGATTTGGTAAGACGAGCAGTAAAAAGAAAAAGAAAATAAAATGAAAACAACTAAAGAAAAATTTGTAGAGATTGATGGTAGAATTAAATTAGTAAATCAAAAAATAGATTTAATAATTAAGAACCATCTACATCACATGAAAAAAGACATTGATAGAATTTTATATAGTCTAGGTGCAATCGGATTATTGGTTCTAGGTCAATTACTTTACTTACTCACCAAATAGTTGTATAGGTCTTATATGACCTATAAAAGAATACTTGTTATATCTGATTTACATTTTCCATTTGCACACCCTGATTGGTTTGAATTTTTATCAAAATTAAAAAAATTATATAAACCAAATCATATTATACAAATCGGAGATGAAGCCGATATGCACTCTATCAATGTAAGTCATATAATTGACCCTGATTTACCAAGCCCAAAAGACGAATTAGAATTAGCAAAAAAAGATATGAGAAAATTATACAAGCTTTTTCCTAAAATGGTTTTGTTAGAATCTAATCATGGTTCTATGGTATATCGTAGAGCAATATCAAGAGGTATGAGCAGAAGTTTTATTAAATCATATAATGATATTTGGGGTATTGGTAAAGGTTGGGTTTGGAAAGACAAATATCAAATAAATACAGATAAAGGTAGAGTTTTATTTGCACATCAATTTTGTAAAGATATTTCAAAAGCTGTGGCTAGTTATTCACAATCCTGTGTGCAAGGGCATTTTCATACGACCAGCGAAATTAAGTTTGCTGGTAACGAGTTTCATCTTAATTTTGGTATGACAGTTGGTTGTTTAGTAGATTCCAAAAGTTTAAGTATGAATTATATGAAACTAAACCTTAAAAAACCTGTTTTATCGTGTGGGTTGATAACTAATGGAATGCCACATCTAACTCCAATGTATTTGAAAAAAAGTGGTTCTTGGGATAGAAATATATATATATGAGGAACAAAAAGGGTACATTAAAAGCCCATATCTCAACGCAGAGAGCCATTGATAAACAAAGTGGTGGTAACCATTATAAAAACTTAAAATATCAAGTTTCTGAGTTTATTTTAGGAAATAATTTAAATTGGATAGATGCTAATATTGTGAAATATGCAGTTCGTAGCAAAAAGGGAGAAACATTAGAACAAAAATACAATAAAATAATTCACTATGCAGAATTAGGAAAAGACCTTATAAAAGATTAATATGTGGTTATCTTTAATTAAAAATCCTTTAACAAAAATGATTGCTAATAAAGCAATAGATCATTTTAAACATAGAGCAGAAAAAGTAAAAACTATTAGAGAAGCAGAGATACAAGCTTGTAAAGAAGTTGATGTTCAAAGAATTAAATCACAAGATAAAAGTTGGAAAGATGAAATATTAATGGTTTGGCTTATTGCTATGCTTTCGACAGGGTGGTTTGAAGATACTAGAGATAATTTTGAAGAATGGGTAAGAATTATCAATGATCTTCCTGACTCAGTATGGTATCTTGTAATTATCGTATTTACAGCGACATTCTCAACAAAAATGACAGATAAGGTGTTGAACCGAAACAAGAAAAAATAATATCTATATCTCTTAAATAATTGTATTAAGAATCAATGAACAGAGATGCAGTTATTATAGATGTTGAATTTAGAATGGAGTCTGATTACGAACCTTATGGTCATTTTATAAATTTAAGATTTGTGGATGAAAGTCCAACACTTATAAAACTATCCTCTTTTATAAAACAATTATCAGCATTTGATGATGTAAAGCTTATTGATTACAATTACGAAATAATACCAATTACAGAAAACACCGACATTACAGATTTTGAAATTTTAAAACACTAATGGCACAGAGCAGAATAACTTGAAAACTGCCCTGTACCGAGAGAGCCGACCCATAAACCCTCGCTTATGGGTCTATCTAAATGTAGTATATTTGTTTTAAGGAACAGTTTCAACATTTAGAATTTGGAAATTTTATAATTTTTTTACTTTCTTTTTTTTCATAATCTTTATCAAAGTGCATATTGAAGTATTTAAAAAATAATGCCTTAACTTCTCTTTCTGTTTCACTTATTTGTTCTTTTTTAAATTTTTTTTTTTTCATTTATCCCTCTTGCTTTCCAGCTAGAGTTAAATCTCTTTTTACTTCTGTTTGTCTAACAGATAAATACCTATCAAGATTGTTATACATTAGTTTTGCTTTTATAAGTTGGCTTTCAGCATAAGCATAACTATCAATAATTTTTTTATACTCAGGGTCGGTTCTAGCTTTATGTTCGGCTTCAATAACTGTTTTTGTATCAATCTTGTATTTTAAAAATAATTTACTAAATATAGCTTTTCTTGATTCATCAAGAACAATAGCTTTCTCAGCCCATTCAGACCATTGATTACTAGCTTCTGTCATTTTTTTATAAGCTTCTCTGCTATTTAGATTCATTGTTTCCATTTATCTTCTTTCGTAATTACATATTTAAGTGTTGATGTAGTTGGGTCAAAACCATCAAATTCATATTTACTACAAGATACTAAAAGCAAAAATACAACGATAGCAAACAGATAAACAAAAAACTTTAATATTTTTTTGGAGTATTTTCTGTGTATTGGATAACCAAATAGAATCATGGGTATAAAAGCATATCGTCAGCTTGTTTTTTTAAGTTTTGTATTTCTTGTCTTAGTTCACCATTTAATTTTTTGTGGCTATCATTTACACTTTTGAATGTGGTAATCTCAGCTTCTTTAACGTCAATAATATTTTTAAGATTAATTATTATTTGTTGTAATGTTTGGATTTCTTTATCTTTTGTTTCAAGTTGTTTTGTCAAATCTAATCTCCCTCTATCATCGTTTGTAATTTTAACTTCATTTTCAAAAGTTTTATCTACAGGCATATAGCAACAATTATACCACAGAAAAGACCAAATAAAAACCCTACTAG